GTCCTTCACTTTCCAAGTTCATTTTCACACTTTACAAAGCAGCAGCTCGAAAGTGTTGGTCCAATGCGTATATGTTCAAGACCATTGATGTTTCATCTGAACAACAATCACGTAACCGTCGTGATATTGAAACTATGTTAAGTGGAACTCTGGATGAAGTTGTGGATAGTTTCATTCCATGGAAGGATATTAGCAAGGCCTATTTTCAGGCAAAGTCTGTTCCTGAAGGAGAGAAAAGACCTGATACACCCATTCCTCCTAAACCTGAAGTAGTTGAACAACCTAAACCAGCATTGAGCTTTGGTGAATCAGAGACAGTTGAGTTTGAAACTGATGATGAAGAAGAAGAGCGCCCGCGTCTAACAATGGGCGAAGATATCAAGCTTGAGTTGGATGAAGATGAAGAAGAACCTGCCGCCCAGCCTAGTGGAGTTGTAAAGCTGGACCTTTAAGTGCGTCTAACTAACTCTAAACCAATCCACATTGAAAATCAAATGGAATACCAGACTCTTGCGATGATTGTAGGTGCTGTAATGATTGTAGCTGCTTTGTTGTATGTGTTAGATCGCCGTGCAAAAATCCAGCCGGTTGATTACACGGATCTAAGTAAGATTGTAGCAGGTTCAGGTGTTCTAACGAGTGGTGTATTATATTCTTTAGGAACTGAAGCAGGATCAGATGTCGTAGAAACAGTTACTTCTGCCGCATCTGCAGCTCAAGAGATGTTTGTAGGTAAACCTGAGTTTTAATAGATTTTGTCTAACTCTCCAATTACTAAGAATTCTTTATTTCCAATCTTAAGGGGATGATTTCCATCTTCATCTCTATCAATAAAGAATTTAACATCTGATTTTACATTAACGTACTTTGGTTCAGAAAGTGGAGTATAAGAACCATGAAACTTATTTTTACTAATATGGGTAATTTTTGGATTTCCATATTCATCCTCAAAGTCGGCAATCATACTTTTATACCATTTTATTACCTTATCAACATGTTTAGAAGCATCTTCATATTCTCCGGGTTCTCCTTTCAAAATAACATTGAAATCGAAAGAAATTTCTTCAGAACCACCTTTATTCGACATATTTGACATATGTGACCTACGAGTTTTACGAATACTCTTCCGTTTTAAACGACGAGACTTACTACGAACTTTAGCCATTTATATTTAGTAAATATTATGATTCAATGACTAAAGCATCTCCTAACTGCGCTGCAGAAGGTGTAGCACGATACTGAGTCATGCGTCCAATTTCCTTCTTAGGCACAGCTGAATCTCCACAGTATCTTACGATTGCCTTATATAAATCAAACCCATGGTAGCGATCATGATTATCCATCTTTTTGCGGAACATCACTGAAGTTCCATCAGTCTGTTTCATCCACTGCATAAACACACTGAATAATGGATGATCTGTCTCCTCCTTCGGTCCTTTAGGAAACATATCCCAAAAGACTGACGTAGCAAACCTAACTAAATCAAATGACGACGATGCGCTGATATGAGGATATTTGTTGTTGTAGAAAGGTTCCATGTTGTATTGTCCTCCTGCTTCTTCATCTTCCTGAAACTGACTGCTCATAAACAAATTGGACTCTTTCAATCCAGTCAAACGCACATTGACAATAGCTCGATCAAAGTCAATTAGTTTGATAAGGTATCCAAATGTAGGGACTTTATAGGGTTGAGATCCATGTTGGTAAATCAAATGAGTTTGATTTGTCTTCACATACATCACATTGTTTCCGTGGAGATCATTATGAGTGAATCCAAAATTGCGCTGAGCATAGGCTAGAGCAAAGACAACTTGCGAAACCCAAGCAACATGCTTTTCAGGTTCAGGATGGAGTTTGATAAGATCGTAGAATGTGCCTTCACATTGTTCCATGACAGTGGTTACAACAGGAACATTTTTGAAAGTAGCCCATGCAAAGGGTTCAGGATCTTCGTCATCTTGATCTTCATCTTCTTCAAATAGATCAGAACATCCACAAGACTCAATTTCGTATACATCGTCTTCATCAGATTCATCATCCTCTTGTTCAGGTGATTCAGAAGACGCCATATCATAAGGTTCAACGGATCCTTCTTCTTCAGGTGTCAAAACAGTTTCTACATCTATCTCTTCAACTCCATCCAATTCAATCTCATCTGTAGTTTCCATCGCAATACGAGCTCTTCGAGTATGACTAAATTCAGCATCATGACCTGCTGTTCTAAGTTTGAGTTCAAACGTCTTTCCAATCTTATCTGCAAACCAAGACTTCTCAGTTAAATCTTCATAATCATCTGAAATATCAATTGTATGAGAGTCTGAAAGACCAACGTAGACACCATAGACTTTAGGAAAATGTTGACATTCAGATTCAGAGAGTACAATCGATGTAATTGCACCTACATAGGCAGCTGTATGAGGGCTCTGCATACGTTCTTGCATGTCGTCTGCTACATCTGTTCGTTTAGGAACTCCAAACGATCCGTAATCTCCTCTCATCGTCTTGAATGGTGATAAAATCATAGTCGTCTTGCGATGAACAGGAATTGTATGTCCACCTACTCTAACATGATCACTATCTACAATGGATTCAATTGGATTTCCAAGCTTAACTCCATACTCATGAATTCCAGCAATCGTATCTGTCTTAAAAAGTTTCTCAAGACACGGAAAAAAGGGTTGCAACGTATTCATTGACCAATGCGTTCCATCTAACTTCGGCATACGTTGGAGTTTAAGTGTCAAGGGAGTTGTTTTCAAATCCTTTCCCATTATGAAATGTCTCGGTGATGAATGTGAAAAAATAAACGACGGGGAGAACAAGATGAATTTCCAGCTCAAAAAGTTTAATATGGATATGATCAAAGATCGATGTGGAATGGATTCGCGTAAAAGTCCGATGATCGTGATCATTGGAAAGAAGGATACAGGGAAATCCTTCTTAGCTCGTGATTTGCTTTTTAATGTTCAAGACTGTTTCCCTGCAGGTCTCGTCATTTCGCCTACTGAAGCAGTGAACGAGTATTTTCAGTCTTTTGTTCCTTCCAAACTAATTCATGATAAATATGAACCTGGAAAAGTACAAAACTTTATCAAGCGACAATTTGCAGCCAAACAGAGATTTTTGAAATCTAAAGCAAGCGGAGTGCCATTTGATCCTCGTGCATTCATGATTTTAGATGACTGCTTATATGCTGCAAAAGAGTGGATCAATGAAGAATCAACTCGATTTGTGTTCATGAACGGTCGGCACCTCGATATGATGACCATTATCACAATGCAGTATCCTTTAGGTATTACACCTAACTTGAGAACCAACGTAGATTTCGTATTCATTCTTCGTGAGAATATCCTAGGTAATCGTCGTAGAATTTACGAGAATTATGCAGGTATGTTTCCTACATTTGAGATGTTCTGTGATTTCATGGATCAATGTACAGAGAACTATGAAGGTCTAGTCATTTGCAATAACGTGAGTTCGAATAAGCTTGAAGACCAAGTCTTTTGGTATAAGGCATCGGAACACCCTCCATTTAGGTTATGTGATCAATCGCTATGGGCTGATAACAGACCTTTCCAGTCTGCTATGTTAGCTGCAGATGATTATAATGCTTCTTCACTCCGTAAAAAGAATGCAGCTCCTTCTGTGTGGGTTCGAAAAGAAGGCGGTGGTCGTGATTAGATTTGAATTTACTCTCGCAGGGCTCCTTCACTTGGATGAATAGGCTTAGAAGCATCTGCTAATCCATCCTCCAAAGTCTTCTTCTCTTGAGCAGCCTCTAATGCATTTGCCTTCTTGCGTCGCTCATTCTCTTCCTTTTGAGCCTTGATTGATTCTTCACGCTGTTCAGCAAAGAACATCTCCTTATTGGATTCGTTCTCCTTATATTTTCTCATAAGCTCATTCAACTCCTTCTCAGCATACTCAACCTCAGGCATCAAATGCTCCGATGGATCCCAAGGCAACCAAGCACCTACCTTACCGATATATAAGTTGTCTTTTGGATAACGACGTTGAAGAACTTTAGCAAACATCTGAGTTTCCTCAACGGTTGCAAATGCACGACGAACTTTGACACCACGCATATTAGTTCTGAACTCCACTTGGTTATCATACATCTCCTGAAGGTCCTTCTCGTTTTTTAGTAAGAAGATTTGATACTGCTCATGAATATCCGTCTTCTTGACTTCCTCCTTACGCACACTCACATAGTCATTTGCATCTTTCAAAAGATCATCAATCTTGACAGAATACTTCTTGGACAAAAAGGCCATGAAGTTTTCAAGTCCCTTGATCTTCCACTCGTAATCCATCCACTCCACGAACTTTTCAAACATGAACTCCTGCTTCTGCTTAATAACCTTCTCAGGACTGATGAAGGAAACAACGCAATATTTCTGAGTAGGGATCTCGGGGTCTTCATCTAAAAAATCAACTGGACGTCCATCATCCTCAAATTTAGGAAGTTCGGTGCGAGGCATTTACTTATTCTTGCGACTTGACCTTAAGTTCTTTCTCCGCAAGAATAGATTTATATTTCTTAAAATCAGTAACTATAGATTGAATTGCTTGTAGATCAGAACGTTTTGACGATTGTGAACCTATTGTCATTCTTTCAAAATCAATTAGATAAGCTTTCTTTGTTTTTGGATTAAAAACAATATTATCAAGAGAAATATCATTGTGATATAAATTGGCTCCATTTAATACATTAATCTCATTTATCAATTCTTCAACTGCACCAATAATTGCATTTAGTTCAATTGAGTCTACTGGAATAGGTTCAGGTGCCCAACTTAAACGTCGAGTTGCATTTTGTTCAAGATTCGTAAAATACTCGGATAGACTAAATCCACCATATTTCAAAAATAAAAGGTTCTTTCCTTTGTGAATGCATTTTGACTCAGGATAAATTGAATTGGTTGGTTTCAAGGATCTTAATGGTTCTGTTTTCTTAAATTCAGATTCACCTGCTTTGATGGATGTAAGTTTAGAGACGTAATCGCCTTTAGGTTGTTGTGAAGGTTCATCACATTCGAGTGCAGGATAATATACTTCTCCCGTCATCCCTTCTCCTAATTTTCCAGATCCTCGTTTAGATCGAAAAGTGCGTCGAAGCTTACGACTCATTAAAATATAATGGAGGTTTATTATAAATGTATGATATCTTCACGATCGCGTATTTGTTCTTCCTTCTCTGTCCTGGTTTCATAATTACGTTGCCTCCTGGTTCAAGCATTATGACTGCTGCAGCTGTTCATGCAGTCATCTTCTTCTTGATCCTCCAGTATTTATCTCTCTATGTTCCTTGGTGGGCAATTTGGGTTGTAGGTGTTTCAACTGTTTCGTATAAACTATATTATGGAGTTTGATTCGTCTAACATGAAAAATTCTTCCTGCTTAAGAACCAAACAAATGGATTCTAAGCCCAAGCCCACACCCTCTGCTGGCGTTGATGTTGCCGATATTGTGACTCGTCTCGTAAAATATCTCCTTGAAGGTCTCGCAGTTGCGATTGCCGCGTTCGTTCTACCAGGAAAGACCCTCAAGGTCGCCGAGGTTGGAATGATCGCCCTCGTTGCCACTGCTACGTTCGCCATTTTAGATATCTATGCTCCTAGCGTTGGAGCGTCTGCTCGCACAGGTGCCGGATTCGGAATCGGTGCCAACCTAGTTGGATTCCCACGTGTTTAAACTTTTAATGCCTGAACTAGATGAGATGCCAATGTTGTAGTCAATAATGTTCCATAGTTATTCTGTGTCATTTGCATTGTTCCTAAAGAAACCACACAAATAGGACTTGATGTTGTAAAGAGTGTTTTAAGCACTTCTGATAAATCGTGTGGAACACAAAACGCATCGTAGACTCTTGCAGCTCCATAATGAACCACATAATTCGCAGCCACAGCTACTATACCTCTTAGGATTACTTCCATTTACCACTTACGTGTCTTAAAGAAAATAATGGAACCAACTTCCATTTTTCTTGTTAGATATAATGGTCAATGGATTCAAATTCACTCACGACCTTTTGAACCCGAGCGTATGACTACAGATGTTGCGTGGATGCAAATTAAGGAAGGCATCTCTCCAGAAGAAGCCTACCGTCGTTGGTTTGAGTTGCAGCGTAGAATTTCTCGTGTTCTCAAGTAATGAATACAATTCTTATTATCTTGGCTCTTGCTGTGATTGTCACTTTAGTCTGGAAACTTTGGAGACCTATTGTGTCTTCTAAACCTAAACGTGAGGTTCCAAAGGATAAGGCAAATTTATACTTCTTTCATACCGATTGGTGTGGACATTGTCAGAAAGCAATGCCTGAATGGGAAAAGTTAGAATCAGGTCCAAAACAATTTGGAAATACTGAAGTTTCATTTATTCGAGTCAATGCTGAGAAGGATCGTGAAACTGCTGACTTATATGAGATCAATGCATATCCAACTATTAAACTTGAAACCTCTACAGGATTAAGTACGTTTGATCAAGGTGCTCCTACTTCTGAAAAATTAACTCATTATTTGAGGATGAAGTTTGGTAAAGAAACGTAAGGCCTGTTCAAATCCTTCATCAAATAACTCTTTCTTTTGACGGGGTGTCAACTCTTGCATAAGCGCGATCTTGTCATTTTTAAACCAAAGAACATTAGGAGTCAGAGTTTCAGTTCTGAATGCTTCATACAATGTAGCTGAGTAATCGGATAAATTCATCTTTTTTAAGCGTTCTTGAGTAATTGAAAGTTCATCACGACTTATATGAAAGACTAAACATTCAGAAGGAACAATCTTATGTAGATTATGTGTGTAGAATCCACCATCAATGTAGACATTGTTGTAGAGAATTTGAGGATGAAAGATAAAAGGTAAGCAAGACGAAGCCCGAATCGCATCAAGAATCGGAACTTTGCCTGTCAACAAGACTGCCTTACGAGTTGTTAAGTTTGAAGCGACAATAAATAGCTTTTGTGGAGCATCTGAGATCAATGCATTTCGTAGGTCAACACCTTGACGATCAAATGCTTTGATAAGTGTTTGAGTAAAAGCATCCATCGAGAACAAACCCTTTTCTTGAGTAAAGGATGTGATGGAAGCCAAAT